GTGAAATTGAAGAAGGTAACGAATTTGGTGCAGCAAGAGCAAAAGCAATCGCAAATGGTGATAGCGAATTTGAAGTGGATGGGAAAACTTACAAAGTTACTAATGTTGATAAAGAAGATAAAGAGAATGCTGAAAAGTTCGCAAGTGAATCATTAAAAGAATTTAACTATCCACAATCAAAGATGAGTAATGTGTTCAATCTTCACTTTGCTCAATTGACTGACAAACTTCCTGGTATGTTTTATATTGTTGGTAGGGATGTGTATCACAATGATAAGAAAATCGTTTCGTTGACTGGTATGGATTCAGTTAAATCAGCTGTAGCAAAAGTTAAAAAGAAACTTGGTATTAAAGAATCAATGAAACTTACTGATATGTTAAAAGAAGGTAAGGATGTTGGACACTACGAAAGAGTTGGAAACCAAACAATCGTAGATAGTAACTTTGTAAACTATAGTAAAGGTGTATTACCAAATTCAGAACTCGTACATTTAGGTATGGGTGACTTTGCAATTAAATCAAAATCAGGAACTATTAAATTTCAACGTTCAGGTAAGATGGATGGTATCGGACAAGATTTTGTTGGTAGACCACATCGTATGACTGATGATAAGAATGGTAAATTGGTAGACTTATTTCTTAAATTAATGCTTAAAAAGAAAAAAGCAATAATAAGCATGAGTGAATCAACAGTAAACGAAGGTATGGCTGGATGGATTGCAATTGACCATAAAGGTAATAAATTAGAAATCAAAAAATCTGAAGCTAAAGACCTTTACAACGCAAAACTATTAGCAATCAAAAAACTAAAAGTACCTAAATCAAAAGTTGGTATGTTGGCAATCAAACCAGCAGTTGATGAATCAGTAGTTAACGAAGCAAAGTACGATATCGGAATGGCTCGTAAAGGAAACGGATTAACTATTTATAACAAAGCCGAAGAAGAAAATGGTGATTACAAAAACGTAGCCCACATTGATAACAAAGGTAAAGTAAAATACTTAGATAAAAAAGTACCATCCAACATCAAAAAAGAAATCGAAGCCGAAGCTAAGAAAATGATAGAAATCACAAACGAAGGAAACACAATGATAAAATTAAAAGACTTAATGAACGAATCATTTGGATTTGGTGAACTACCATCATCAAAGTTAATGAAGATGAAAGTATCAGCTAAAGATATGTTAGCATCAGTTGGTAGTAATAATATAAATGAATCTGAAGAAGATGAATCTGCAAACGAAGATGTTTATGTTAAAAATAAAAAGACCGGAAATACTTACGCAGTAAAAAACGCTGACCCATCTAAGCATGAACCACCATCTGAAAAAGAGATATCAAAAGCAAAAGCAGATGCAAAAGACGAACCACAACGGGGTTCGGTATCGAAACCAAAATCATTTGATGATGGCGACCCAACCTATTCTGGTCAGACAACAAAAGCGAGAGATAACGCAGAGAGAGGAACATCAGATGCAGAAGATGAGCCTGTGAGAGATGACAATACAGATATGCAGATTGCAGACATGAAAGATGAACTCAAACGAATGAACCCAAAAGACGTATCAGACTATGCAGAATCTGATATATTCCCTTATTTAAAAGGAAAGGATTTAAAGACAGCAGAGACTTTAGTTTCAGATATAGCAAAGTTGCACCATATTCGCGACATTGAGGAAATAACACCTTTGAAAAAGAAACTGTCCAAATTATTTGATGATAGAATGACTTTAGAATCAGTTAATGAAACTAAAAAAAGATTTAAGAAATTGGCTAATATTATAAAAGGATAACCACAATGGATTACTCAGATATATTACAAGACATTTCAGTTGACTTATCTTCTATGGTAAAGAAACATCTAAAGAATATTAAAAAATTAGATTCCAAACAACAAAAACAATTTGGAAACCTATTTGGAGATATGAAGCAAGGCATAGATGATTTATCAGAAGGAACATACGAATCAGTAGTTACTGAAGCTGTTAAAGAGGTAGTTATTAGTAATAGGATATTAAATTTTTTAGAAGAACGTGGTGTAATAAAGGCATCAGATTCACAAAAAATTCATAAAGACTTAACAGCATTCTTAAAGAAAAACTTAAATGAATCAGTAAACGAAGCAAAGATTGCATTTGTGAATGATAAGTTAGTAGGTGATAGAATCCAAAAATCAGGACTCTTACCACTATTAGGTGATAACAACGTATCTTTAAATCCTAACAAAGTGAAATTTACAAGAGAGTTAAGAGATACATTAGTAAAACTTTATAAAAAATACAGTTCATTAACTGTTAAATAAAATGATAAAACTTAAAGATATACTTAACGAATCTGTAGAGTCAGATAAATTATCGAAGGATATTAATAAATCAATTTTAAAGATTGATGATAGTATGTCCTATGTTGATTTTGCTCACGCAGTAGCTAAAGTTTTAAAAGATGAGTATGGTAAGCACAACTATATACCATTCATTAACGAATTAAAAAAGAAACTTTAATAAAGTCTTATCTATCAAATTTATTTTAATATTTATATACACCTATCATTAGTTTGGTAGGTGTATTTTTTTTAATAAAACAATTATATGCAAGAGCAAAACAAAAAACCTTACAAACGAATAAATAGAGACGATATGGAAATACCTGGTAATCCATTAGCAGTAAAAGTTGTGAATGGTAACATAGAGTTAGCACTCAAAGCTTTCAAAAGAAAAATCAAAGATAGTGGTAAGATGGAAGAAGTCAGAGACCGAAAAGAATTCCGCAAACCATCTGTGATTAACAGAGAGAAAATGAAAAACGCTAAATACTCTGAATGGATGCGTAGACAGACTGAAATTTAGTAAACACTATTATATCGTTTTCAATTTTAGTATACTATTTATTAGAAATCAAAATACTATCTTTCCAATAGGTAGTCACGATTATTTTTATAAAATTCTATTAAGATTTTAATAATCTTATTTCCAAAACAAATTTAAGGAGAAAAATTATGGCAAGAAAAGACTTGTTATCAGAAGCAATTGCTGATGCTAAAGCCGTTAAAGAAACTGCAATGGCAAACGCTAAATTGGCTTTAGAAGAGGCATTCACTCCAAAGTTGCAATCTATGATTTCTGCAAAGTTAGCTGAAGAAGCTGATGATGAAGAGGTAGACGAAACTTACGAAGGTGAAGAGACTGAAGAAAGCTATCACGAAGAAGAAGAAGTATCTGAAGAAGAAGACATGGACGAAGAAGACGAAATGGAAATGGATTCTGAAGAAGAAGAAATGGAAATGGACTTAGATTCTGATGATTCTGAAGAAGAAGATATGGAAGTATCTGAAGAAGAAGACATGGACGCGGATGAGGATGATTTAGATTTAGAATCTATAATCGCTGAATTGGAAGCTGAAATGGACGAAGAAGAAGATATGGATTCTGAAGAAGAAGATATGGAAGTATCTGAAGAAGAAGATATGGAAGTATCTGAAGAAGAAGAAGAAATCGATTTGGATGAAGTTATCAGAACATTGAAAGAAATGGAACATGACGAAGAAGAAGCGATGACTGAAGCTGAAGAAGACATGGACGAAGAAGAAGATTCAACTGAAGAATTAGAAGAAGCTTACAGAACAATTGAATCTCTAAGAGGTACAATTAATGAAGTAAATCTTTTAAACGCTAAGTTACTTTACACTAACAAATTATTCAGAACATTTGACCTTAATGAAGGACAAAAAGTAAAAGTTCTTGAAAACTTTGATAGAACATCTTCAGTACGTGAAGTTAAGTTAGTATTTTCAACATTAGCTGAAAATCTTAACGTAGCTAAGAAAACAAAAGTTGTTGTTAAAGAAGGTTATGCTTCTAAAGCAACAAAAAGTTCTGCACCAAAGAAAATAATTTCTGAAGGTAACGAAATGGCAGCAAGATGGAAAAAACTTGCTGGTTTAAAATAAATTAATAAACTTAATAGGAGAAAAAAAATGGATTTAAAAAACATCCTTAATGAAGGTTCTTCTCATACCGCTAGATTGTCTGAAGCTACAAGAGCTTTGGCAGGGAAATGGGAAAAAACTGGTCTTTTAGAAGGAATTGACAACGAAGTTGAAAAAGCTGGTGTTGCAACACTTTTAGAAAACCAAGCACGACAATTAGTAAAAGAAGCTTCTGCTACTGGTACTTCTGCAAATTCAGAAGAGTGGGCTGGTGTAGCTCTACCATTAGTAAGACGTATCTTTTCTGAAATCGTAGCAAAAGATTTCGTATCTGTACAACCAATGAACTTACCATCGGGTCTAGTATTTTATCTAGATTTCAAATATGGAACAGGTCAAACTGGATTTGCAACAGGTAGTGGTAAAGATTCACAAACTGATTCTGTATTCGGTGTAACTGATACTACTTCAGACCCATCAGGTGGTTTGTACGGTGCAGGTAGATTTGGATACTCAATCAACGATGCAACATCTGCAACTCAAACATTGGGTACTGCTGGAGCAAACAAATTCGTAACTTCATCTGTATCACTTGCAGACGTAAATTATGATACTCAGTTTACTTCATCTAATGGTGCTGATATCGTTAGTGGACTTATTTACAAAATCGCTGTACCAACAGCATCTATCTCTGGATATGATGATAAAGGAATCAGAGGATTTAGAGTAGAAGGTGCTGAAATTACAGACCAATATCCACAGTTTACTGTAGCAAATGGCGGAGATATCGTATTTGTTGCAAAAGGTGCTTTAGATGCTAGTACACTTGTAGTTAAGTATCACAAACAACCAACTGATACATCAAGAGGTGATTTCGAAGCAACTGGAACTTCATTAACTGCTAATCCTGAAGTTGATATCGATATTCCAGAATTGAATGTTGAAATGAAGAGTTTACCAATTGTTGCTAAGACACGTAAGTTGAAAGCACAATGGACTCCGGAATTCGCACAAGATTTGAACGCTTATCATTCAATCGATGCTGAAGCTGAATTAACTTCTATGTTGTCAGAATATATCTCACAAGAGATTGATTTTGAAATCTTAGATATGTTGATTCAAGATGCTAAGAGTACTGGTTACTGGTCTACACAAGTAGGTAGAGAATGGAATGGAAACGCATTTGCTGACTATTCTACAACTGGAGCAGCTGCTTCTGCATTTACACAAGGTGCATGGTTTCAAACACTTGGTACTGTAGTTGCTGGTGTATCTAACAAGATTCACCAAAAAACATTAAGAGGTGGAGCTAACTTTATGGTAGTATCTCCTGATGTTGCAACAATTATTGAATCTATCCCAGGATATGCTTCAACAGCAGATAACGGTGATGCTCAATTTGCATTCGGTGTAACTAAAATTGGTTCATTGAACAGTAGATTCCAAGTATATAAGAATCCTTATATGAAAGAGAACGTAATCCTAATGGGATATAGAGGAACACAATTCCTTGAAACTGGTGCTGTTTACAGTCCATACATTCCATTGATTATGACTCCATTGGTATATGACCCTAAAAACTTCACTCCTCGTAAGGGCGTTATGACACGTTACGCGAAGAAAATGTTGAGAGGGGAATTCTACGGTAAGGTTTATGTAGATGGATTACACAAAATTCAGTAATCATTAGATTATAGAATTTATACTTAATTTAAAGAGGGGAACAGAAATGTTCCCCTTTTTTTATGCCTTAAATGTTGTAATAAAAAATGACTTGATATTTATACTAAAGGTTATTTAATATAGGATTACATATGCCAGAGAACGTAGAAAGAAAACCACCTAAAGGAAACATTAAATTTACAATTTCACTATCAGATGAACAAAAAACATCAAAAGGAGAAATACTCAATCATCCGTTTAATTTTATCATAGGCCAGGCGGGTAGTGGTAAAACTTTATTAGCATGTCAAGTTGGATTGGATATGTTTTTTAAAAGACAAGTTAATAAAATAGTTATAACAAGACCAACTGTATCAAATGAGGACAATGGGTTTCTACCTGGCTCATTAGATGAAAAGATGGAGCCTTGGTTAGTACCAATCAAATCTAATATGAGAAAAGTTTATAACAAACCAGCTATTTTAGATAAAATGATGGTAGATGAGCAAATAGAATTAGTATCATTAACACACTTTAGAGGAAGAACATTTGATAACTCCATAGTTATAGTAGATGAGTTTCAAAATCTAACTAAACAACAACTTCTTATGGTGTTGGGTCGTGTCGGTAAAGGCTCTACTATGATATTATGTGGTGACCCACAACAAATTGATTTAAAATTTAGGAATGATTCAGCAATACATGAAGTTCCTAAATTAAAAGGTTCAAAATGGGTTTACGATGTTGTATTAAAAGATAATCATAGACATGAATCTTTAAATGATATTTTAAGATTATTAACAGAATATTAAATTGTATATATTTATTATAAACACTAATCAAAGGTAACTATGTCAGCAGGAAAATATTCATTTACAATAGAACAAGGGTCAACATTAGAATTTGAAATACAATACAAAGATTCTAATGACACTCCTATTGATTTAACGTCATATAATGGAAGAATGCAAGTAAGACCAACGATTGAGTCATCTGATGTGTATTTAACGTTATCAAGTACCTTACAATCAGATAATACAGGCTTAAACTTTAGTGGTTCAAACGGAAGTACACCGCTATCATCTGGTTCAATCGGAATATATGTTTCAGCAGTAACTTCATCCGCATTAGATTTTACAACTGCTCATTATGATTTGGAAATCTACTCTGGTAGTGGTAATTCTGAATATGTGGTTAGATTGCTAGAAGGTAAGGTAAACTTATCTAAAGAGGTAACACGATAAAATGGCATCTAAGAAAGTAAATATAACAAATGCCGATAATAAAGTAACTGTAACCAACTCCAATAATAAAATTGAGGTTATAGATACTAATGTAGCATCTAATGTTGAAGTTACTCAACCAGTAACATCTATAGTTGAAGTAAAAACTCTGGGCCCAAAGGGTGACAGAGGAGTTCAAGGTGAAACTGGTGCTCAAGGAATACAAGGGCCAGCAGGTGCTGATGGTGGTGGGGTATTTACACTAATTGAAGGTGGGGTAATATATGCAACTACATCATCCCTACAACTATCAGGTTCATTAAACATTAGTGGTTCAATAACTGGAAATGGTGGTGGTTTAACAAATTTAGCAGCAGATTCCGCTACAAATGCAACTAATGTTTATATTGATTGGGACGCATCTAATAGTTTATTAAGTATTCCAATGTTTGGTGGAGCGGGTGATGGTAATTATCAATTAAAATCTTCAGCATCTCCACTTTCATATTATTATCGTGGGTATAATCCAATCACACTCCAGGCCGATGCTAATGATTATTTGCTGATTGGTGGTGGTTCAAACACAGCAGGTGGTATATATTTAAATTCAACTGTAACTCGGAATAATTTTATATATTCAGATTTTGGTACATTTTACATAAAAGCAGATGACCAATTCGGTACAGAAAATTCTTTATTTCCACCAAAACTTCATTTATCAACTTATAGTGGTTCTGGTGGTGTAATTGTTTTAGATACACCAAAAGTCGAAATTAGTAGTTCGGTACAAATATCAGGCTCACTAAATGTAAGTGGTTCTATATCATTTGATTCATTTGATTCACTAGATGGTGGTAGTTTTTAATTAATAATTGAGGGATAATAGTGGCATCTAATGAAATAAAATTAAAAAGAAGTAGTGTTCAATCTAAAGTACCAAGTATTAGTGACTTAACATTGGGTGAATTGTCTGTAAACACATTTGATGGTAAGTTGTTTTTTAAAAAAAATAATGGTTCTGATTCTATTGAATCAATTGTAACTACCAACGCACAAATCACAGGTTCGGTTGAATTAACTGGCGCATTAACATCATCTCTTTCATTAATTGAAAACGATACACCATCAACCGATATGTTTTTGGTAAAAATTAATGGAAGTGATAAGGTAAAGGTAAATTCAGAGGGAACGTTCATAATAAAAGAATCTACTACACTACCAACTGGAGAAGATGGTGCAATATCAATAAGTGGAAGTAATTTTTTCGTTTATTTATAAAAGTTAATATTTATTAGTATAATATAGAACAAAAGAATTTAAAGAGGTAAAAAAATGGCAGGATGGAAAAAAGTAATAGTATCAGGCTCATCAGCAGAGTTATCTGCGTTAGCACTAAGTAGTGTTTCTAACGCAGGTACAGATACAGATAAGTTTTTGGTATTAGATACTAGTGGAAACGTAGATTTTAGAACCGGTGCAGAAGTTCTTTCCGATATCGGTGCCGGAGCAGGTTCTGGTGATATTTCAAGTGTTGTTGCTGGTGATGGTTTAACTGGTGGTGCAACTACTGGCGATGCAACTCTAAATGTTGTTGGTGGTACTGGTATAACTGCCAACGCTAACGACATTCAGATTACTGATGGTGGTGTTGGTACAACCCAACTAGCAGATGATGCAGTAACCGAAGACAAACTATCAAATACTTTGTTGGCTGAAATAGACGCCAATACAGCAAAAGTAACAAACGTAAGTACTAACCTATCCAAAACAACAGCTGCAGCTCAAATAACAATTAATTCATCTGATGGTGATAATGTAATTATTGGAGAAGCAACCGATACAATCGCCGGTTTAATGAGTACTACTCATCATGATAAATTAGATGGAATTGAGGCATCCGCAGATGTAACAAATACCGCAAATGTAACTTCTGCTGGAGCACTAATGGATACTGAATTAGCCACAATTGCGCTGGTAAAGGCATTAACCCCAACAATGATATCAGGCTCATCAACTGCATTAAGTTCATCTATAGCATCCGATGTTGCAACCAATACGGCAAAGGTAACAAATGTTTCTACAAACTTAACCAAAACCACATCAGAAACAGATGTTACGATAAACTCATCTGATGGTGATAATGTTGCAATAGGAGCAGCATCAACATCTGTTGCAGGTGTAATGACAAAAGCAATGTTTGATAAATTAGATGCAATTGAAGCATCTGCTGATGTAACAGATACTGCAAATGTTAAAACAGCATTAAACGCTTCATTAGGAGGAGCAGCAACTATCGGTGATGCTAGTGATACGATTACTATACCAGGTAACTTAACAATTACAGGCACAACAACTGAATTACAAGTAACTAACTTAAATGTAGAAGACCAATTTATTCTATTAAACTCAGGTTCAACCTCTGGTGATAGCGGAATTATATTCGGTGGTACTGGAAACGGAACTGCTCAAGCAGGTCACTCTATTTTCTGTGATGATTCTGATGGTAATGGTGCAACATTTGGATATAAATCACAATTAGCACATAATGTAACTACAGGTGGTACACCAACTTCTAAATTAGGTAATATTGAATCATCCACATCTGCACCATCGACTGCACCAACATTTCAAGGTGTGGGTACTATTCATATTAAAACAGATTCTGAAGAAATTTACATCTATGCATAATCAAAATGTTAAAAAAATTAAAAACCGTTATGGCATCATTACAACAACTTAAAGAAAATAAAAAAAGTGACAATGAGGTATTTTCAAAAGAAGAACTAGAGTTCTTATTACAGTTAATATCAGAATCAACTTTTAAAGGCAATGATGTTCAATTAGTATTTGAAACTGCAGTTAAAATTCAAAAAAATATAACTAACGCATAGTGTGTTATAATTAAAAGTCCTCTTATGGGGATTTTTTACTTTAATAATAAAATTCTTATATTTATATTAAATAGCTATTATAGGCCAACAAACGGAAGTGGGTGACGATGTGTCATTACCAACCATAATAGGAGAGATATATGCCAAATTGGAAAAAAGTCATCACATCTGGTAGTGATGCAATTTTAAATTCGCTAAGTGTAGGGGATTTAGGAGTTACTGGTTCATTGAATGTTACAGGTAGTATATCAGGAAATACTCAAGATGTTAGCGATTATTTTATAGACTATACAGGATTAGGAGCAACCAAGTTTCAGGTTGGTAATGTTAATAACGGTACATTTATTTTTGCAAACCGTTTCACAGGAGATATCTTATCATATAACGGCTTAAGCGGTACATTATCAATTAATGCATCAACAAGATTATTGACTGGAGATTTGTATGTAGGTGCAGGCACCGCAGCAATCCCCACTATTCGTTTTAACGGCCGTACGGAACATAGAATATATACACCATATAACTCTTCCGCTGCATCGTTGATATTATCATCTACTAGTGGAAATATAGAATTAGATACACCACTAACATATTTAAGTGGAAGCTTGGATGTATCAGGCTCATTAACCGCTAATACATTTTCAGGCGATGGTTCTGGAATCACAGGCGTGATAAGTAGTTCATATGCTACTACTGCCAGTTATGCTCTAGGTGGAGAAGGTAATTATTCAGGTTCATTTGTAGGAAACTTTAGTGGTTCAATTGATGCAACTGATTTTAATATGAGCTTAGCCGAAGGTTCTGGAAGTATGATTGTTTCGAGTTCATTGTTAGAAATTGACTTTGACACTTTGGAAGTAGATGGTAATTTTATTGTATCTGGAAGCGCATTGATTACTGGCTCAATGGGTATAACAGGAGGAATAACAGCTACAATTGGAACAGGTACTGATAATTCTGTAGTAGTAAAAAATTCTTCTAATCAATTAGTAACAGATGAAATTGATTCTAAAGTTTGGGACGGAAATTTAGTTGATAAACAAGGAACACCCGTTCAATATCAAGTAGCTATATTTAATGATGCTGATACATTAGTAGCATCTTCAAATCTAACATTTGATGGCTCAGAGTTAGGATTGACAGGCGACCTTAATGTTGCAGGAGGTTCATTAGGTGTGGGTGTACCTGCAAACGCAACAGATGGTAGAATTGATGCATCAAATGATATTGTAGCATATTCATCATCAGATAAAAGATGGAAGAAGAATATAAAACAAATTGAATCGCCATTAGAAAAACTACAAAAATTAAGTGGTGTAGAATTTGATTGGATTGAAGATACAGAACTACATGGTAATAGTGGAAATGATGTTGGGGTTATTGCACAAGAAGTAGAATTAGTTCTACCACAAGCAGTTCAAACAAGAGATAGTGGGATGAAAGCGGTTAGATATGAAAAATTGATACCACTTCTTATTGAAACTGTCAAAGAACAACAAAAACAAATTGATGAACTTAAAAATAAGATTGGGTAATGGCACTAACAGCATCAGGACAATTAAGTTTAGGTGATATTGCAACCGAAATGGGTGTAAGTTTGAGCAATGTATCTCTTACAACTCAATCGACTACGGGTATTAATACAAACTCAACATCAAAACCAGATGGTTCAACACCACACGCAATTTCAGAATTTTATTCATATGACCATTCAGCATCATCACTTACGGCATTTGCTGTAGATGAGACTCCATATGACTTTCCAGAAGTTGCGTGTGAATCTGGTAGAGAAACTGCAGAATGGTATCATGATGGGGGAGGTACATATCCCACAGATGGAGATAATGTATATACCGATTCAGGTGGAGAAACCATTCCAGAAGATGGATTTTATTGGATGGGTGAACCCGCATCATTTAATGTAAGTGGTGGTGGAGTAGGTGATGTAACACCGTGTTAATAAAACAGGAATAAATTATGAGTAGCACAAGAGATTTTATAATATTTAATACATTAAGAAAATGGGAATAAAATTTAGAAATTCAGACGGTTCAGTTGGCCCATTTAGATGGTCAACTCCTGTTCCACCACCTACGCCTGACCAAGACGCTCAAGCATACATAGCAGCAGCAAGTATTGTTGACGCTACGGAGATAGCAGCGGTCAATCAATTATTCTCCGACTTAAAAGGAACGGGAAGCACTACTAATAACTCTAATATCTACTCTAAGTTTTATGCGCTTTATCCAATTAGCCCAACAGATTTAGACGCAGCAGCCGTTAACGCTGTTAATCCTAGTACGTTTGATATTACTTGGTTTAATTCACCTACTCACGCAGATAATGGAGTAACGGGTAATGGTACTAATATGTATGGAAGCACTAATTTTATTCCAGATGCATCTGGAGCGAGCGAAAATAATTTTGGAATAACTTTAGATATTGCCACAAATTCGGGCGGCGGGGTTGATTTCGGTTCAAATTCCTACATCCATTTAGCGATGGTAAATGCTACTTATACCTATATATTAGGTTCCTTAGGCGATTCTGTTAGCGGAACGACTTTGGATTTGGGTGTACGAACGATGGTAAGGCGTTCAGCAAATGACATGGAGGCTTATTTAAACGGGTCAACAGAAGGCAGTGACACTAATTTAGGGGCATGGTCTTTTAATTCGGATGCGCTGTATATTTTTTGCAGAAACAACGGTACAAACCCGGCTTTCTTTTCAAATAGAAGGTATAGGTTTTGTGCAATTCATGAAGGTTTAACATCAAATGAGGCTGAAGATTTTAATGACGCAATTACTACTTATAACGCAAATGTAATTTCAGGAGGAAGATAAAATGAAGTATTTAATTTATAAAGAAAAGCCAAATGACTTTAGATTGAGGGATGGAAGTATATTAAGTGCATTACCTTGTGTTGAAGGTTTTTTTATAATGAAATCACAAGAGGCTGATGCTAAATCAGTTGGATGGGTAAGTGGTGTAGAATCCGATTCAATAACTCAAACAGAAACAACAACGGATATTTAAAATAAATCAAGACTATAAATAACTACGGATACATAAAGGAAAACGGAATTACACCTATAGATAATAGGTGGACTTCTGGACGAGAAATAACCTTAAACGATGAGTCTATTGTTGTAGGCTATGAGGGAGAACAATCAGCATCAGATGCTCACGTTGAAATAATAGGGGATTCTAAAACGTTTACTAATTGGTTGAAAGAAAATACACCGCAAGAAGATATAGCAGGTACATAAATGATACAGAATATCAAACTGTTAGTTATACATCCCCTATAAATAACCCCGCAGTTAACTTTAAAATAGGTAAAGCTGATTATGGTACTCAAACATTTACAGGTAAATCATCTTCAGTATTATTATATAACAGTGCCTTATCATCACAAGAAGTTCTTCAAAATTACAACGCATTAAAAAATAGGTTCGGATTATAACAATCTACCATATTTATAATAAACAATAGGAGATATTAATGGCAGTACAAATTCCAATATGGCCAGGTTCATCATCATTCTTTCCAGATATGACACCGTTTGGTTATTATGATAATGATTATGAGTTTCAACAAGATGTTGATAAGGTGTCATCTTGGTGCGCCAAACGATTAGGTTATCCAATTGTTGATATTGAATTACAAGACATTAACTTTTATGCGTGTATTGAGGAAGCAGTTACCGAATATTCAACTCAAGTAAACCAATTTAATATTAGAGAAAACCTTTTAAATATAAAGGGTAGTTCAACCTCTTCAAATTTATCACAAACAGAATTAAATGCAAACTTAGGTGGATTGATATCTTTAGCAAAAGATTATGGTACAGAAGCAGGAAGTGGTGGTAGAGTAACATACTATACAGGTTCATTTATTGCAAATGCAGACCAACAAGTTTATGATTTAACCGACCCTACGTTAGTTTCATTGGAAAGTGGGACTCCTGGTGTGGATACTATTGAAATTAAGAAGATGTTACACAACGCACCACCTGCAATGGTAAGATACTTTGACCCATTTGTAGGAACTGGATTAGGTTCACAACAAATGATGGATACATTTGGATGGGGTAACTACTCACCAGGTGTTTCATTTATGATGTCACCTTTGTATGATGACCTTTTAAGATTACAAGCAATTGAATTTAACGATATGGTTCGTAAATCTCAATATGGATTTGATATTCAAAACAACAGAGTAAGATTATTCCCAATACCTGAGAGTAGTTATAGAGTACACTTCCATTATATATTAGATTTGGAAAGAAGAAACCCAATCATAGACAATTCAGTAGTATCTGATTATTCAAACGCACCATTTGATAGAATTAAATACACTAGAATAAATCATGTAGGAAAACGTTGGATTCACAAATACGCATTGGCATTAGCTAAAGAAATGTTAGGTGCAGTAAGAGCTAAGTTTAGTTCAGTACCAATTCCTAACTCAGAAATAACATTAGATGGTGCAGATTTAAGAAGTGAGGCATCTACAGAAAAAGAAATCTTAATTTCAGAATTAAGAGAAAACTTAGAAGCAACTTCTAGAAAAGCATTGTTACAAGCACAACAAGAAGAATCAGAAGCTATGGAATTAACTCTTAATAGAGTTCCAAAAGCAATTTATATTGGCTAATATTATGAATAAAGGATTGATATAATGGCGTTATTTGGTGGAGAACGAGATGCATCTTTGTTTAGAAAAATAAACAAAGAATTAATAACGGATATCATAGATACTGAAGTGTATTACTATAAATTAATTATAGAAGATACTAAATCTAACTTATATGGTGAGGGTAAAAGTAAAATATACCACAATCCTATAAAAATACCCACATTGGTTGATAGAACAAATGCTGAGCAGGTATTTGATGATTTTGGTTCATCTTATACTAGAAATGTAAACTTTTATTTTTTAAGAGACATATTAAAAGATAAAAATGTGTTTCCTGAGATTGGTGATGTAATTGAGTGGAATGATGAGCAGCATATTGTAGATGTAATATTTCAAAATCAATTCTTCGCAGGTAAGAATCCAGAAACTTGGGATGGTGGTGATTCACAAGGATATAATCTATCTATTCTATGTGAAACTCATGTAGCAAGAAAAACACAACTTAATTTAAAAGATGATGTTAGAGTGGGTGTTAATAATAATAACAATGACTTACCAATAGGTATATAATGGCAATAAAGTATAGACAAAATAGAGATGAGAAGGTAGATTTGAAAAGAACACAAAGTTCTACTTCAGATGACCCTATATTGAATAAAGCTAAACAAATATCTCGTAAAAACGATGATGTAAAAAATATATCAGTTGGTATATACGATATTGACTTAGCATTTAAAGATTTTTTAGAGAAAGATGTCAGACCTACTATCGAAGAAGGTGGGAACTTTATTCCTGTACCTGTATTATATGCATCACCTGAAAATTGGGTATCTGCACAAAGAGATGGGTTTATAAGAGATGCTAATGGTAAAGCACAGACTCCATTAATCTCATTCAAACGAAACTCATTGGATGTAAACACCGAATATTCAAAATTAAAGGTAATGACTGATGATGATACATCACGAACCTTTGTAAAAAAATATACACCTAAGAATAGATACGATGCATTCTCGCAACTAATAGATTCAAAACCTATTGATGAGTATCATATTGTAGATAATCCAGATTATGTTAACATTAGTTATGATGTTATAGTGTGGTGTGATTATATGGAAGATTTAAACAAAGTGGTTGAACAAATCATTTACTTTCAAGGTGGGGTCTTTGGTGAAAGATATAAATTCCAAATCAAAGGTGAATCTTACTCGTTCGAAACAACAAATGGGGTAGGTGAAGAGCGAATTGTTAAAAGTAACGTAACTCTTACATCAAAAGCATATATTATACCTGAAGATAGGGGTAAACGAGTAATGAACTCTCAAAAGGCGTTTGGCACATCTAAGATTGTGTGGAATACTAGACTAGACACTTAGTGTTTACATTATAATTTTAATATTTATACCTATAAGTTAGTATAATAAAAATAAATGTTATGGCAGAAGTAAAAAACGTTACTGAAAAACAAAATATTAAGTTTGAAGAAGACGAAATTAAAAAAATAGAAAAGTTTAGAAACGATTTTTCAGAAGTTACCGCAAAGTTAGGAGAAGTTGAGATTGAATTAACCTTAATCGAAGCTCAGAAAGATAATGTTGTAAAATTCAAAAATCAATTAAAAGACCAATACTTAAAGCTAAGAGAATCTGAAATTAAGTTAGCAGGGGAACTTAAAGAGAAGTATGGTGATGGTGAATTTGATATAAACACAGGTATGTTTACACCATCGACATAAATATACATCGTTTCCAATTTTTAGAAGTATTTATTAGTATATAAACCAAAAATTATAATAGGAGAATAAAATGGCAGAAAGAATAGTAAGTCCTGGTGTATTTACCAGAGAAAAGGACTTGTCGTTTCTACCCCAAGGAATTGGTGAAATCGGAGCAGCACTAATAGGGTCTACAGTTAAGGGCCCTGCATTCGTTCCGTACCCAGTAGACTCATTTCAAAAGTTTCAACAAGTATTTGGTGGATTGACAGAAGATTCATATCTACCATATACTGCACAGGCTTATTTAGAGGATGCAGGAACAGCAACAATCGTTAGGGTATTAGGACAAGATGGGTATACCTTAGAAAACCCAATCGGATTAATTATATCCTCATCAGCAGGTACTAAATTAGCAGGTGTACTACACCCAACTACAGGTGTAACATCCGATACTGACGTATTTAAAAGTAGTTCGGTATCAGACCAATTTGGGTCAACTGATGTGTCAGCATCATTGTTTACACTAACAACAAGTGGTTCTGAGGCTACTGCAGCAGTATTTTCAGCATCTTTAAATCCAACAAATAGTAATTACTTTACAAAATCATTTGGATTTTCACCAAGAGGAGCACAAGACGCATATGTCTTCGCAAATTTTAAAACATTCCAATCAGAATCATTTGCAACAGGTGAGATTCCAGTTGTAACATTAGATGTTGCTAAAGATATTGATTACTCTAAAGCATATACTGAGGCATCAACACCTTGGATTACATCACAGAAAGTTGGTGGTAATACTACTAACTTAATTAAGTTCCATACTCTATCACATGGTAATAACACTAACTACGAATTTAAAATTGGTATTCAGGATATTAAACCCGCAGGTTCAGTACCTGGTTCTGAATATGGTTCATTTACTGTAGTTGTACGAAGAGTAGACCAAGACAAAGTTATTGGTTCACCATTTGTAGGTATAGTTGATAGCGATATCAGACCTAACTTAGTAGAATCATTTCAAGGTGTTAACTTAGACCCTAATTCTCCAAACTTTATCGTTAGAGTGATTGGTGATAAGTATATTACAGTTGATGCTAATGGAAAATTATCAACAAATGGTGATTATCCTAATAACTCGGAAAATATTAGAGTAGAAGTAACTAATGCAGTTAAAGAAGAAGCAATAGACGCATCTTTAGTACCATTTGGTTTCGCTGCACTGCAAAATCCATTCGGAACTGCATTTACTGTACCGAATCCAGCATATGTATCAGCACAACAAATCAATAACTCATACAATCCTAAGAAATTTTATGGATTTGATTTTGATTTAACTACAACTGATAACTTAGCGTTTTTAGCACCAACACCTGATACAGGAACTGCAACTGTAGGAACTGCATTTTACTTAGGAGATAATAACCAAGATGCCGGAGCTAATTTCCCATCATCTACATCACCTAATTCAGGTTCTATTTCATTATCAGATGCAACTACATCAATTAACTCTCGTAAGTTTATAGTACCATTTCAAGGTGGTTTTGATGGATTCAAACCAAATAGAATTGTAAGTACTGCTGGTGATATTACTGCCGGAAACACACAAGGGTATGATTGTTCATCAAATACAGCGACTGGAACAATTGCATTTAGAAAAGCAATTAACTCAGTATCTAATCCTGATGAATTTGATATTAATATGTTAGTAATTCCTGGTCTTATCCACAGATTACATTCTGCAGTAACTACGTTTGCTAAAGATATGTGTGAAGATAGACAAGATACATTCTTTATTATGGATGCATCTGCATGGGCTGATTCAATCTCAACTGCAACTAACGCAGTTCAAGCATTTGATTCAAATTATGTAGCATCTTACTATCCTTGGGTTAAGATACTTAATACAGATAAAAACAAACCAGTATGGGTGCCGCCATCGGCAGTACTTCCTGGTGTTATCGCATTTAACGACCAAGTGGCCGCTGAATGGTTTGCACCTGCCGGATTAAATAGAGGTGGATTAACTTCAGCAATTGAAGCTAAGACTCGTTTGACTAGAGCAGAGAGAGATGCACTTTACGAAGGTAGATTGAATCCTATTGCAACGTTCCCTGGTCAAGGTGTAACTGTATTTGGACAGAAAACCTTACAAGCTAAACCATCGGCATTGGATAGAATCAATGTAAGAAGATTGTTAATTGCAGTGAAGAAATTCATCGCATCATCTACAAGGTACTTAGTATTCGAAAACAATACTGCAGCTACTAGAAATAGATTCTTATCAATCGTTAATCCTTACTTAGAATCAATTCAACAAAGACAAGGTTTATATGCATTTAGAGTTATTATGGATGAAACCAATAATACTCCAGATGTAATTGATAGAAATATAATGGTAGGAGAGATATTCTTACAACCTGCTAAAACAGCAGAATTTATAGTTCTTGACTTTAACGTACTACCAACTGGAGCAGCATTTCCAGAATAGTATATAGACAATAGTTACGTTCCCCTAATATTTTTGGGGGAACTAACTATTTTTTAGAATAAACTATATTTATATAAAAGAATTAGAAACATAGGAAAACAAAAATGGCACAACTATTAGACCCAACAGAAGTAATGTTTACATCATTCGAACCGAAGATGTCAAACAGGTTCATTATGTATATAGAGGGAATCCCTGCATACTTAGTGAAAGCAACTTCAAGACCAGAAATAACAAATGGTAAAGTTACCATCGACCATATTAATGTTAGACGATATGTAAAAGGTAGAAGTGAGTGGAGTGATATAACTGTATCTCTTTATGATGCAGTAGTTCCATCAGCAGCACAAGCAGCAATGGAATGGGTAAGATTACACCACGAATCTGTAACAGGAAGAGATGGATACTCTGATTTCTACAAAAAAGATATCACATTTAACAGTTTGGGTCCTGTTGGTGATAAAGTAGAAGAGTGGACACTTAAAGGAGCATTTATTCAAACAGCAAAGTTCTCAGATATGGACTATACTGGTGAAGATTTAGCAACTGTAGATTTAACACTTTCATACGACTACGCAATACTACAATACTAAATACGGATTGTAATAAAAATTGAATATTTAGAAACCTCAACAGAAATGTTGGGGTTTTTTCGTTTAATTTAATTTATTTTAATATTTATTAGTATATTAAAGAACATAAATAAAGTTTTAAAAAGAAAAACGTTATGAGTAAAGAACTACAAGACGACTACAACTCAACTGCCTCAAATAAAGAGATGGTTGAACTTGCAAAACAACAATACGAGCAAAAGCAAGTATCCGATTACAAATTTCCAACAGAAATAATTGAATTACCTTCAAATGGATTGGTTTATCCAAAAGATAACCCGCTATCATCTGGTAAAATCGAATTAAAGTATATGACCGCTAAAGAGGAAGATATACTAACTACACAATCTTATATTAAAGATGGTAGTGTATTAGATAGATTGTTTCAATCACTTATTGTGAGTAATGGTGATGGGTTACCAATCAAATATGTTGATTTGGTGGTTGGTGACAAGAATGCCATTATGGTAGCAAGTAGAATTTTGGGATATGGTAAAGAATACAATGTTGAAGTTACAGACCCATTCGGTGGAGAGAAACAAAAAGAAACAATTGACTTAACTCAATTTGAAAACAAAGAATATGATGGTTCTAACCAAATTGAACTACATAAAAACGAATTTGAATTTGAATTACCACAATCAAAACGACTAATTACATTTCAGTTACTTACAGAGTCTAAAGAAAGAAAAGTAAAACATGAATTAGAAGCAGTAAAGAAGCAATCTAAAAAAATGGGAGATGTAACATCTAAAGAATTAACAACTAGATTAAAGAATATGATTGTATCAGTAGATGGTGATTCAGATAAAAATGTAATTAATAGGTTTGTAGATAATGAACTCTTTGCAATAGATTCAAAAGCATTGAGAAGTTATATAAAAGAAATTGGGCCGGATATAGATTTAACCTGGGAATTTATATCAGATGAAACTGGGGAAAGAAAGGAGATGTCCATGCCAATGGGCACTAACTTTTTTTGGCCTGAGTCCTAACCATCGCCAATTAGTACATTCACAGATATTCGATTTAATCTTTCATGGAAATGGTGGATTTAATTGGAATGATGTTTACAATATGCCAATTTGGGCTCGAAAATTTTATACAAATAAAATTGTAGAATTTAAAACGGAAGAGAAAAAAGCATATGATAAACAAAATAAAAAAGCAAAGTCATTAAGAAAATAAGAAACCCAACGTAATTGTTGGGTTTTTCTATATTTATATAAGAACAAATAGGAGAACACATGAACTTTTTACAAAAAATTATATCAAGAAGTATTTTAAAATCTTTAGAAAAACTATCACAAAAAGACCCTAAAATTCGTTCTCAATGGGAAGAATTGGGTAAAGCATCACAAGAATTAGCTAAAAGTATTAGTGATTTTGAAAAAAAATACGGTCATAAACCTCTTTAAATAGATAATTAATTTGTATAAAAAGAAATAAAAATGGCCGAAAACGAAAATACTGAAAACCTCGAAAAGCAACTATCTTTTCAAGATAAATTTAAAGCCAATATACTTAAGAATCAGGAATTGAATGATGCGGCTATGGCTGAATTTAATTTGGCTTGGGATAAAACATCTAAATTGGTAGATGGTTATGGTAAGAAACTTGAGTCCAATAAATTAATTTATGAAGACCAGGTAGATTTGGCTAAAGAGCAATTAAAAGATACTCAAGCATTAATAAAACAGTTTGCCGTTAAAAGTAAATTGAATGAAGAAGATAAGACCAAAGCAGTCGCAATACTTAAAAAGAAAGAAAACGAATATAAAGTAGAAGTCCAACAATTAAAATTAAGAGAGGAACTTAAAGCTAAATCAGATAGTATGTTAGATGGGTTAGAATCTCAGATTAAAAAAATACCATTAGTTGGAGATATGCTGGCATCTACATTAGATTTCGGTGGATTAAAGAAAGAAATGGGTGGTATTCTTGGTGGCGTTGCTAAAAACTTTACGTTATTAAAAGCGCGTTCTGTGGGCACTGGTAAAGCAATTGGTAAGTCATTTATGAAAGCAATACCCCAAGTTGCAGCATTCGGAGCTACTTTATGGGCAGCAATCTCTCCATTATTACCGATTATCCTACCAATTATTGCTGCATTGTATCTAATAAAAAAGGCATTTGACTTTAATCAAAAAGCATTTGATTTAGCACGAGATTTGGGTATATCTAATACTGAAGCTAGGGAGTTGTCTCAGAGTTTTGATAAAATTGCAGCATCTTCAAAAGATTTATCAATAACATCAGCCGCTTTACTTGGGGCACAAAAGGAATTAACTAAAGAATTCGGTAGAAGTGCCAAATTCTCAGAACAAATGCTAACCGACCAAATAAAATTAACTAAGTATGGTGGTTTAAGTGCTGATGAAGCAGCTAAGTTTGCAAAAGTATCGGCTGCGTCTGGTATGGAAACTCGTGAATTACAAAAAGAAATTATTGGGATGACAAAATCATATAATGATTTAACAGGTGATTCAATAAATTTTAAAGAGGTTAACAAAGAAATAATAAACTTAACTCGTCAGCAGAGGTCTCAATTTAAAGGTAATCATAAAGAAATGATTGCAACCGTAATTGAAGCCAAGGCTTTAGGGACTACAATAGAAGATATAAATTCTGCAGCTAATTCAACATTATCTATAGAATCATCATTGAAAGCAGAAGCAAAAGCACGAATGCTGACTGGTGTCTCTATAAATAATAATGAGATTAGATTAGCACAGTTAAAGGGTGATACTTCAAAGGTGTTGGAACTTCAAAAGAAACAACTCATGGACATTGGTGATTTTGAAAATATGTCACAAATCCAACAAAACTCTATAGCAGCTGCAATGGGTAAGAGTACGGAAGAAATATTAAAACAACGTGAGAATATGATGTTGTTGGAGAAATTAAATATTAAATCATTAGACCAAGCCACCAAAGAACAATTAATTCAAGCAGGACTTAGCGATGAAAAGGCAGACCAACTACTAAAAGAAGCAGAACTTAAATCAGCAAAAGAAAAATCTGCAGCTGCAATGGAAAAACTAAGTGACCAGGCAGCTGCAATGCTGGGCCCGATAATGGATATGATAGACCCATTTTTAAATTTTATTGATGTCATAATGCCATTATTATCAGCCTCAATAAAATTCGCATTCGCCCCATTAGTATTTGCATTCGATATGATAGAAGCTATAATAGGACTTGTAAAGGGTGTTATTATGTTATTTACTGATTTTGATGCAGGAATTTTACTAATAGAACAATCGCTCATCGATGCACTATATACACCATTCGTAGCGATAGCAGATATGGTTGATGCCATAGTCGCAGGCATTGGGGGCTTGTTTGGTCTCGACAGCTTCTCCTTTTTCGGTGACGCATTCAAGGACGAACAAGAAATGCTACAAGTGGGTGCAACTGACCGAGCTGCCAAGTTACCTGAGGTGGATGGTAAATCCGTAGCCCAAAGAGCTGCTGAAGGCCCAAAATCACCAGCGGAGGCAGAGAAATCAAAAGTGGTTGATAGTATAAACGATGGTGTTATAACACCAGAGGGTGATGTTGTTAAAACAAATCCAGCAGATTATATTATGGCTATGATGAATCCCTCTGATTTTATGTCAAATATACCAAATCCATTGGATGTCGTTGGTGGCGCATTAGATGGTATTGGTAATTTATTTGGAGGGGAATCCTCTTCGACCGGAATCGACTATGATAAGTTAGCAGCTGCAATATCAGCACAACCAATTATGATTACAGTAGATGGTAAGGTAGTTTCAGAAATCACAAGAGTTCAAAATAAACAATCATCATTTAGGAAATAACTATGGCACTAAAAGACTTAAAATCAGACCTTTCAAAGTTTAGGATGCCAAAGAAAGACCCATTGGAATCTAAAGAAAGAGTAAATGTTAACAAAAACTTAAATAAAACACCTTTAAGTTCTATGGTAGAATCTGCTCCAAAGATTCCTCGTTCTCAAACTACTACAAATAAAGAGGGTGTAAGTCCACAAAAGGTAAATCAGACTGAAAAGTTTAAAGGAGAGACCACTCCATCTAAAATGAATAACTCTGAACAGTTTTTAGGAGAAACAACACCAACTCCATCAAATAAAGAAAGTAAGTTCTTAGGAGAGACCAATCCATCTAAAATGGATAACTCAGAAAACTTTTTAGGAGAGACTAGCCCAAAACCAGCAAATAACTCTGAACAATTCTTAGGTGAAACGACTCCCACTAAATCTAACTTACAAGAAAAGTTCTTAGGAGAAACAGACCCTAATAAATTTGATAACTCAGAAAAGTTCTTAGGAGAAACTACTCCAAAACCGGCAAACAACTCCGAACAATTTTTAGGAGAAACGGATGCTAAACCAATGAGTTTAGAGGAAAGGTTTTTAGGGGAGACTACTCCATCTAAAATGAATAACTCTGAACAATTCTTAGGTGAAACGACACCCAATGAATCCGATAGAAGTTCTAAGTTCTTAGGAGAAACAACTCCTACTCCTGCTAATAATGAAAGTAGATTCTTAGGTGAAACAACTCCAAACCCATCTGATAGAAGTTCTAAGTTTTTAGGTGAAACGACACCCAATGAATCTGATAGAAGTTCTAAGTTCTTAGGTGAAACAACTCCAAACCCATCTGATAGAAGTTCTAAGTTTTTAGGTGAAACGACAAAAGCTAATATTACTCAAGGTGATAAAGATAAAGGGGAAACAACACCAAATGATTTTACCTTTAATCCAAATCACTCTGATAGAGGGGTAACTCCAACAGATATAAACTATATACAAGATATTCATGCAACTGGATTTAATTCAAAATTTGGTGGAGTAGATGCAACTAAATTTATTGGTGTAAATCCTAATAATACTGTATTCGATAATACAAATTCATTATATTCAAACATTGATGATGGTAAATTTACTTTAGGTAAAACATACGAACAATCGTTTAATTCAGCAGGTAGATTAAATTCAGGTGAAACTGGATTTGGTATTGGTAAAGGACAAGCACAAAGACAATCACCATCTTTCTTAGATGAGATGTATAGTAAGTTTAATTTAAAAGAAGATTCATTTAATAGAGGATTGGGTTTATTTAGACAACCATTTATATTAAGAGGTATTCAGAGAAAAAAAATATCTAAAGGAGAACCACAAGTTTGGGGAGTGGGTGGATTTAACTACGATGAGGGTGCTATCAGAGGTGGTATCGTTACATCAACTGTTAGAGCACTTATAGATGTAGCTAGAATTGGAAGTTGGTTTGCATCTGTTCCTGGTATATTATGGGGAGCAAAACAGGTAGGTTTACAACGAACTAATAAGTTTGGTAAGGTATGGACACCTGCTAATATGTTAACTGCAGTTGGTTCACAACACATTGGATTAAAACCAGATAGAAGTGGTTTAATTGGATTGGATGTAACTGGTAAGTACAAAAAGGCAATCCTTAGTGGTTATAAAGATAAATTAGAGAGTATGTATAAGTTCGATTTACCATTATTGAACAAAGCTTTGGTTACAGTTGGATTACCATTCCCAATGCAAACAGACGTATTGGGTGGATTTGATTCGGTATATGGTATTGGTACAACTTTTACAACTAGATTTGAAAATACATTCATTGGCGACTTCATCCAAAATGATTACGCAAACTACACAGAACCAAAATTTACTGGTACTGCAAACCCTCTAAAACCACTCGATGCAATTAAATATGCAAGTGGTGTTAGTAATGCATATTACCAACCTGATTTAGAGTTAACTACACGTGATATTAATAAGGTTGATGAATCAGATGGTTCTTTAAAATCAAAATCACAAAATAGTAGATTTAACGGTGGTTTGGGAAGTGGTAATGATAATCCTGGTAGTCATAAATTAGATGCAAACGGAGATTCTGAAGGCAAAGTTCCTGGTTCTGAAGTAATAAAAGATTACCAAACAATTGCATATGGTGATATGCCAGATAGAGTTGCAGGTGATACAACATTCAATGATTTCAGAAGTAAGCTGAGTGGTCAAGAATTAGAAAGAGCAACAAAAGAAGACTACAACACAAAAAACATAAACACAAGAGTTAATTTTGGTAATCCTGGTAAATTAGGTGAATCTGAAAATAGATATGAGTGGTGGAACACAGATAAAACCCAAGGTGGTACTGGTGGTAAAAATGACCGATATGATAAAATAAATGCACTTGATATTGACGAATCTCCAGATACATCTACTGGTGGGGATTTAGTTCATCTTTGGTTTCAAGCAGAAGGTTCTGGTAGTAAAGTTCAATTCAGAGGAACTGCAAAAGGTATCACAGAAACATTCTCACCATCATGGGAACCAATAAAATACAATGGTAGAGCAGACCAAGCATACAAATACACAACATTTGAACGAAGTTTATCGTTTAACTTTCAAGCATATGCAACATCTCGTATTGAAATGAAACCAATGTGGAAAAAACTACAATATTTATCAACAATGACAATGCCTCAATATGGTGGTGATGCAGGGTATCAAGGAACATTAGTAACCTTCCGTTTGGGTAGTTTATATAATGGTAAATTAGCATTTATAGAGTCATTATCATACTCAATGTCAGATGAAACTCCTTGGGAAATTTCAATGTTAGCATCTGAGAACCCATTAGGTGAATTACCAATGGGTGTTGATATTTCAATTGGATTAAAAATATTAGGTGAAGTTAGACCGGCAGAAGGTGTAACTGGTATTTACGATTGGAGCTTTGCATAATAAGGATATAATATGAACAGATATAAAGATATAGACATTTTAAAAAATGAGAATGGTAAACGATATCGTTCAACCGTTAAATATCCTATGATTGATAAAAAATCAAATGATATTTATATAATAGGCAGGCAAGGTGATAGATTAGATTCACTTGCATACAAATATTATGATAATAGTAGATTGTGGTGGATTATTGCAAGAGCGAATGGTATAGGTAAAGGTGATTTATCAGTACCAATAGGAGCTCAAATAAGAATCCCAAAAGACCCTATTGCAATAGTAAAAGAATATAATAATCTAAATTCATAAGTTATGGCGTTTGACCCAACTAACATATTTAATAAAAAAATAGAAGGTGATGTTCTAGCAGAACTCCAACGCCGCGAACGATTGGTAGCTGGAATAACCAGAGATGAAGATTTTAAAAAATGGAATTACAAAAAATATTGTTATGTATCTGCAACGGGTACTGGAGTAAACAAATCAAAAACTATCTGTGCAGGAACAATGACCATTGGAGATGGTTCTATAAATGAACTTGCTGGTTTAGATTTATATGAAGATGAGGGTGGTATAAGAAGAAATTTACCAATTCTTAAATCAGTAGATATTCAATCAGATGGTGGTCAAAATATTGAAGAGGCAACATTGTGGGAGGCCAAAGTTAATTTTGATGTATTCACAATAGACCAGTTAAATAGAGCAGAAGCCGCCTTTATGAGAATCCAAAATGAGGTTAAGATAGATTTTGGTTGGAGGGGTGAATCATCTTCAGCAAATAGTGGGACTCTTACAGGCACCGTTTTTAATTTTGGGTTTTCAGCAAATCAAGATGGTTCTTTTTCTTGTAATTTTGATATGGTCGGTGAAAACAAATTATTTGCAGGTGAATCTTTAGAGGGTGTTCCAGATGTAACTAACGAAGATGTCGCAAATGACACAGGTGAGCAAGTAGCACTACCTGGTCTAATAGACTCGATTAATAAAAGACATAAAAAGAACTTTGCTATAGCATCTGGAGAGGAGTTCACCGCGGAAAATGCCAAAGCTGGAACTATAACATTAGCACCAAGTGATTCCAACTACGCTTTAGCAAATATTCCTGCAGCCGCAACACCTGGTATACTATCATTCCTAAGTGGTGATACAGAAGATTTATTTGTTCCATATGTTACGTTGGGTGAATTGGTTAGACAAACAAATGAGTTAATGAAGGATGAGGCTGGTGAATCTGCATATACAATTAAATGTGACTCCACAACTACAATAGGACATTATGCAGCAAATTTATTTTCTGCAGACCCAGTTGAAATTTTATTAGGTGGTGATATGGCTAACTACGGGGTTGGCATAAATCCCGGAAATGAAATGAAATTTGGAGACACATTAACTGAGTTTCAAGGTGACAATGCAGATTTATCAAAAATATATCTAGCAATACCACTTTTAACTCGTTTATTTAATGAAGCTAAAACTGAAAATAAAAAAGGAAGTACCTCAACTGCCCCTAATACAAAAAACTATTTTAGAAAAGTTTTTGAAAAAATTGAAAAATTAACGGGTGGGTTATATCAATTGGTATGGTATCAAGATGTAGAAGCAGGTGGGGATATTGCATATATTGTAAATAAGAGACCTGGATATGGGGGTGGAAATATTGATGGCACGTTCCCATTCAAAGTATTGGGTGAAACTAGTATAATTAGAGGTATGTCATTAAACTCCGTTATGGACGCTGAAATTGCAATGGCTGCAAATTCATCCGCTAGGTCAGGTGGAACTGTTGATATTCCAGAAAGTATGTGGAGTAGTTTATATTCTGACTGCGATAAATCTCCTAACCCAGTAGAAAAAACAAAAGTTACTGACGACCAATTAGCTGCACAAAAAAAATCATATGGGGAGGGGTATGATGCATCAATTGTAGAGGCATCCGAAGAAATATTAAAACGATATATTGTTCAAAATCAAACATCGATTGGTGAAGAATTTAGGTCAGCACCAACTCAATTTGAATTATCAATAACATTAGATGGTATATGGGGGATTCCATTTTATAGTAGATTCACAGTAGATAGATTACCACAATCATACGGAGATAATTTATTCTTTAAAACTACCGCACTCGGTCACAAATTCGATGGGCGAGGTGGATGGCAAACTGACATAACAGGTGTAATGCAAGTAAGGTTGTAAAGATGGCTGATAAACGAAGACGAATATACTACACTAAAGCACAGATAACCAATGGTTTAATAACTAAGGGTAAAGAGTGGATGTTTAAAGATACTACTGAGTATATTGGACAATACCATAGATATAGTACCGATGAGGTATTTTCAGAACCATCGTATGTAGATGGTAAATCAAAAATCTTAATACCATATGTAGATGTTAATACCATAAACCAACAAAATGAGATTGGTATTGATTTTACTAAAAACTTTGAGTATGATGCTATTAAAAAGATAGACATTAAAAAATCAATTACCCCAAACCCAAGTCAAATTAATCCAACTGATAAAGATAGAAAACGAGGTTGGATGGAACGATACTTTGCTCAAAAAGTAAATGATAATAGTATATTAGAATTAACAAAAGATGATTTTGGTAATGTTGGAACAGACGATGGGTTAGATAAGATTCTTTGGGAGAAATTCAAAATAAGATGGAGACTTATAGGTAATATGGATGATATCATAAATACAAACCGACAAACCACCTTGCTAAAATCGGAAGATTACCCATCATTGAATGACTACATAACCGATTTCAGAGAATTTTCATAAAACTTAACAATTTCTTAACATTAAAAATTTGGTAAATCCAACTAATCATCGTATATTAGTAGGGTAATAAGGGGTTAATCTACCCCAACTAAAAATTAAAAAGTTATGAATAACACACAAAAACCTAAAATCACTAAACCTTGGAGTAATGAAATGTACGATTGGAATGATAAGGTGGCGGACTTAATGAAAGCAGAAATCAAAATTCAATTACAATCAGCTTACGATACTGATGATATTGATAAGTTAAGGAAAGTATCATCAGTAGTATGTCCAACTGGGTATGGTACTGGATACACATTTGAAGATATATACAATGAAACCCTTAGAGAACTAGAGATGGTTCAAAACTATTGGTTGAATGAAGAGTTCCCATACGGAGTTAAGCAGGGTATCGTTTCAGACTGTGTTAAGATTGATTTTGTTGGATATTAAATTTAACATTTTTTAACATTTAAAATTTGGTAAATCCAATAAATAGTCGTACATTAGTAGGGTAATAAGGGTTAGGTATTAACCCAATTAAAAAATAAATAAGTTATGAAAAGTAAATTAAAAATTCATTCTCAGTTCTATGAGAATTACGGAGCGCATGATTGGGATGGTAATGGTGATTGTCCACAGAGTTGGAAGCCAAAGGGGGGTCATACCTTCGAAATCGAAGTAGATTCGGATGTGGTAATGTATTCAACAAAGTTAGAATCTCATCTTACAGAGATTGTAGCATCTCAATCAAACGATTACGAAAAGTTTGAGTATATGGAACATGAGTTGGAAATAGTTCAACCATCCGTATTGGATTCGGAATTACTTTATTCACTATTAAGAACAGAGTAATGGATATAGATTTAAAAGAAATACTAAACAGAATCAAATTCCTAAAGGAAGATTTTGAGATGTTACAAGATGGTAGATGGAATCTAAATTACTCAGACGATTCTGAAATTGAGGCCTCTATTGAAAATTGTGATAAGATAATTAAAGCAGTTGAACGTTTAAATAAAACTAAGGATGCAAAAGTGGAAGTATAGGGAAATGGGTAGTAGGAATAAAAAGACTGGAAAGTTATCCTATTATACTGTAACAGTTACAGATTTTAAAATAACCGATTGTGAGTGTCCTGCTAGGGAGTTCCGTAGTTACACTCCTTGTAAACATATGAAACGATTAAACGAAAAATTAACACATTTAGCTATATGAGTTGGTATCAATTAGAAGTAGAAGCAGATAAGTACGAAGAATTGCAGGAATTACTTTTGGAATTGTCAAAATAATTTCGTATATTTACAAAATAAAAGTTATGAGTGAAACAATATACATAGGAGATA